GAAAATACAGTACTCTTCTAAAGTACGAACAAAGGTTCGATTCCTTTACGCTGGACCACACCTTGCTATAGTACAATGGATAGTACGGGGTCCTCCTAAGACTTAAATGTAGGTTCGATTCCTGCTGGCGGGACCACATAATGCTCTTGTAGTACAATGGTAGTACACTGTCTTGGTACGACAGCGATCAAAGTTCGATTCTTTGCTTGAGCACCAAAAATATTTGTAAATATCTATTGACACACATAGGGAAAGACACTATAATTTATACATACGCTGTTAACAACAGCACTGTTCCTTAAAAAGTTAAAGTTTCAATTTTGCTCCGATGGTGAAATAGGTAGACACAAGAGACTTAAAATCTCTCGCCGAAAGGTGTGCCGGTTCGAGTCCGGCTCGGAGCACCATTAGTTGAATCCTCTGCAAGCACAGAGGTTTGATCATACGTTATGTAACCGAAGCAATAAACAGTAAACTCGAGTAAAGCTGTTGAGTTAGGCATATAGTGTAGAGGATTCAACTAATGGAGCGTTGGCCGACCGGTCAAGGCAGCGGGTTGCTAACCCGTCATTCAGAAATGGGTGAGTAGGTTCGATTCCTACACGCTCCGCCAAGTTTTAGGATACTTGCAGCAACGTCATTTATGACACGTTGGTTCGATTCCAACTCCACGCTTCATGCGTAGATCGCTCAATGGTAGAGCAAAGGCTTAAACAGCCTTCGTAAAAAGGTATCCTGTTATTTTTATGCCCCTGTAGTTTAATGGTAGAACAGCGGATTTATATCCCGTATGCAACAGATAATTGGTTAGTGTGGGTTCGAGTCCCGCCGGGGGTACCACTTACTTAATTTAATAGATATTCTATATTTTCATAGAACTCAATAGTACAAGATATACGTGGTAGAAATTGTTTATTTGCAATAACTTGATGAGGTTCTTGAACTAGCAGTACTGCAGGTTTGTTCAAACACATACTATCTGCTAATTCACAATCGAGTAAATCTATTTGATAATAAGGTACCCCATTTGTTAAAAATCCTTTTTTAGGATTGGCAGTACTTTTATAGAAATTTGTTGTAGATTCTTCACAATTCATTATTGGAAGATTTATTCGTACTTTGCATATAGTATAGTCTCTATGAATATCATTGTTGATAGATGTATTAATAGTTTTAATTAAAGATATATTTTTGATGTTGATGTTTAACGGATCAAACATATACTGTATTTCTGGAATGATTTTTAAAATACTTGGAGTATCAAGAACATTCCAAAAATTATTAATCTCACTTTCTTTTTCTAAAGCATATAACTTTAGTTTTTCGCAAGTAGTTTTGTAATTTAAATCTAAGTACTTATAATATTTCATGTAAATATTTATTGAGTAACAAATACAGTTTGGGCCTCTAGCTCATGTTGGTTAGAGCAGCGGACTCATAATCCGTTGGTGCCGTGTTCGACTCACGGGGGGCCCACCAAAACTTTTTAAAAATTTTTTAAAAGATCTTGACTTGCAGACTAAGGTCTGCTACAATATAAATATTGTCGCAGTGTGTTAGAAGAGGTATCTGGCAAGGCTCATAACCTTGAGGTCGGTGGTTCGATTCCACCCACTGCAACCAAAATTTTGCCCCGGTGACGGAATTGGTATACGTGTTGGTCTTAGAAGCCAAATTTTAGGAGTTCGAGTCTCCTCTGGGGCACCATATTAAAGTACATACAGATCCGCCCTCTAGTAGGGGAGATAGCGACTAGCGTTGAAGGACTGTTTAAATGTACTTTAATATGGGCTGATAGTGATAATGGGAGCACAGTGGCTTTGCAAGCCTCGGGTGGGAGTTCGATCCTCCCTCGGTCCACCAACTAATTTTTAAGGAATAAAATGAGAGCAAGAACAGGTTCAACTTTTAAGTTGAGTAAAAGAGCAAAGACCATGATAGCATTGATGAAGTTTAAGAACGATCAAGATCGTCATGGATTCAAGAACGCAATGATCGATGCTCAAGTGGCTGCAAACATTGTTCCAAGATCCTCTAAAGAGCGAGACGCAAAGTAAAAGAATATTGGCATATAGCTCAGTGGTAGAGCAATCGGCTGTTAACCGATCGGTCCCTGGTTCGAGCCCAGGTTTGCCAGCCAAATTATAAAAGTTTTTAAACCAACGAAAGTAATAGATGCTAAAAGTTATTAAAGTACCCTTTTCCCCACAGAACATCGACACAGACAAATGTGTTGAAGCCGTGGGCAATAGATTCGATCTAGTGTTAATTGCCAGTGCTCGAGTTCGAGAACTGCGTCGTGGACATGCCAAACAAGTTGTAGGAACAAATAGCCCTACTATTACTGCACTTCAAGAAATTGAAGCAGGCAAGGTTGGTCGTGAATATCTGAAGAAGGTGAGATAATGTCAAAAGGTTCAAGACCTCGTCCGTTTAGTGTTAGCCAAGCAGAATGGGATTCTCGCTGGGACGCTATTTTTAGTAGAGATTTAAAGGAAGAAAACATGCAAGTTCGCGTAAAAGAAGATTCAAGCAAAATTGGTCAATGTGGTTGTGGTCGTAGCCCGACTGGTAAGTGTATCGGTTGGCATGGTCTAACCGAAGATGCATTCCAGGCTCGACTTGCTGAATATAAAGCAAAGCAAGAAGTTGCCGCTAAATAATTTTTGGCCCTATTAGTATAATGGCATTACACCGGTTTTGTAATCCGGGTATGGCAGTTCGATTCTGTCATGGGGCACCAGTTTTAGGTTAATTACAGCTATTAAAAATATGGCGACTGCTAGGTCATTAAACTAGTATTAACCTGTTGAAAACCCGTGTCAACCGACGTTACGAATGGTTGCGTAATTACAGTAACGATAACTGCACGGCGCATTGGATCTGCCGCAAGGCCCGCTTACATGGGCGACTTGAGAAATCACAAAGGCGGGGACGATTGCCCGTCTAAATGGAAAAGAACGTGGACAGAGTAACCGCTCAGTTTAGGGCCTATGTGGTGTAGGTAGCTAGACACTTTAATCAAATGCATTTATCCTAAGCGTAGTTTAGGTTGTAAGGACTGCACACCGCCGTTGAGAAAAGTGCTAAGTGTGTTTGATTAAAGTATGCGGGGTTCGTATAGTGGTAATACCTGAGCCTTCCAAGCTCATGCGGAGAGTTCGATTCTCTTACCCCGCTCCATATTTTTGCCTGGTTGCGCAGAGAGGTTATGCATCTCCTTTACACGGAGAACGATGTCAGTTCGAGTCTGACACCAGGTACCAGTTTATTCGGAGTGTAGCTTAGTCTGGCTTAAAGCGCCTGCTTTGGGAGCAGGAGATCGTGAGTTCGAATCCCACCGTTCCGACCATTTAAGGATATAATATGCCAATGTACGAAACTACTGTGAGAACACCAAGTGGTGAAGAGAAGAAAAGAATCTATGCGGACACACCGCAAGAGGCTAAAAAACTTTTTGAACAACTGTACGGTGGTCCAAGAGCAGTTCCTTATATACCGCATACAGTACCAAGCTAAATACAAAAAAGACATCACCATGGCACACGGTGTATAATAGGATAAGTAGTGTGGCAAAGAATTTAGGCCGGACCTGTACCCATATTCCGGCTCCGCTGAAGCGAAAACAGGATGGGCTGCTCTCACGGGGTTTGATGGTTTCCTGACACAAAAATAACTATCAAGAATATAGCGGGTAAGGTGGTCACTACTCCAGTCTCATAAGCTCGGAGCATCGGCAGTTCGAATCTGTCACCCGCATCCAAAATTAAAGCTATTATGTCTACAACCGTATTTCAACTAAGTGAGTCAGTAATTCCTTTATTAAAGGTGATGGACATAAAATATGTGCAGTCAGGTCTTACATATGGTTGGAAAGCTGAAACTAAAATAGCCTATGATCAAGGACACTGGAATAAACAAATTTTAAAAAATAGTAGACTTTTTCCATTTGATCATAGTAGACTTCCTTATATTAAATATCATCCAGAACTGAATACATTATGGAATATAATACAGGCCACTACAGGTAAAACTAATCTACTGAGATGTTACATAAATGGGTATACTTACGGAACTGACGGATATGCGCATATTGACGAAGAGTGGATTGACCAAGTTTACGGTTCGGGGGCCAGTGGAGACACTTTAATTGTTTATTTGAATGAAACATGGAATATTGATTGGGCAGGAGAAACCGTTGTGTTTGACAACAATAAAGAAATAGAAACAGCAATATTGCCCAAGTACGGAAGGGTATTGTCATTCCAATCAAGTAAACTTCATGCTGCTAGGCCAGTGTCTAGAGCCTGTCCGAATTTAAGAAAAGTTTTAGTGTTCAAGACCGTGAACGATATAGTCAACTGCAAAGAGGTTGAATTTCTTCTAGAAAAGACTGGAAATTTATTGCACGGTAACAAAACTTTTTTTGAACACTTGTACAATACAATGACAATTTTAGAAGGTAAGAAACAGAGTAAAAACGTATGTGCTGCTGGATTGTTTCATTCTATATACGGCACAGAATTTTATCAATTTAACGAACCTACTATTACTAGATCTATAATTAAGAAGTTAATTGGAGAATATGCAGAAAGTTTAGTATACGAATTTTGTAATTTAACGAATAGGCTAGATGTACTATTGGGTAATTTAAATAATTACAAAGAAAGTTTTTTAAAAGATCTGCTAATGATCGAAATGGCAAATCTTATTGAACAAAATGCTAGTGGCAAGTATACTGATGATATTGTTAAAATTCAATCAAAACTCGCCGTAAATTAAATATAGGATGCTAACAGCAATCTTTTACTCATAATCCAAACAGGGAGACCGGCTTCGATTCCGGCAAGTGGTGTAATGGTAGCACACCTGTCAAAAAGTAAAAACGCATCCTGCTAGTTTGACCATTAGGTTCTTTTCAGCAATCAAAATAATCTTTCTGTAAAAAAGAGGGTCCAGGTTCGAATCCTGGCAGTGAGTTGGTCTTCACTGTGGTGTAATGGTAGCACGTAAAAAGAGAACCTGTTATAAATATTTTTAATGCGGGATTGGTGAAGTGGTATCTCGAAACCTTGCCAAGGTTTAGTGACGAGTTCGATTCTCGTATCCCGCTCCAATGTTAATGTTAAGAGAAAGAAGGAAAATTTGTTTAAAGTAGTATCAAAAGAAAATGAAGCAGAATTTGAAACATTAGATTTAGCAATGGCACATGCCAAGACATTGGCAGTGTTCGTTACTATTAAAGGTAGTGAATTTGAAATTGTAGGTATGTTCGGAGTCGATAGTATTAAAGACGGACTATGTCCAGATGGTATTGCATACGACTGGAACAAGGCAAGCCGAATAGGCCGAGTTAAAAAGGAAAGAGTATGAAACGAGTAATCGAAATCCGTGCCGCAGAAGGCGGCGAAGATAGCAAACTGTTTGTCAAAGACCTAGCCCAAGCATACATTCGCTTGGCTTCTCGTCACGGCTGAACTAGCCGCCTCATAAATGAGTATCTTGGCGAGATCCATCTAGAGATAGAAGGTACTGATTTATTAGGCTTAGATAATGAGTGTGGAGGTCACAGGATCCAACGAGTCCCTCCTACGGAGCGTAAAGGTCGTGTCCACACCAGCACTGTGACTGTAGCTGTCATAGACGCTAACGAGAGCCAGAGAGCCGTGGCTATACCTAGTATCGATTTAAAAGTCGAATGGTATAGCGGTACCGGTGCTGGAGGCCAACACCGCAACAAACATCAGAACTCCTGCAGGATTACACACATCCCAACAGGAATTGTAGCTACGGCGCAATGTCGTAGTCGGCAAAATAGTCTTGCCGAAGCCCTACAAACAATACAAACACAAGTTGACAATATAACACAGGCAGCATATAATAAAACAGTAGCCGCTGATCGCAAACAACAAGTCGGTTCTGGTATGCGCGGGGACAAGATACGTACCTATCGTTTTCAAGACGATCGTGTGCAGGATCACATAACAGGCAGGAGTGCCAAAAGCTCGACTGTTTTAAAAGGAAATTTTGATTTATTATGGTAACAGTAAAAACACCCAAGGACCCTATTGAGCATCGAGATAAACTAGGACGACTGTTAGAAGTCGGAGACGCTGTCTGCTACCCTAGTCATAATAGCCTAGAACTCGGCACAGTAAAGAAACTTAATCCCAAGATGGTCAAAGTTTGGGAAGCTGGAAGACACAGTAAATGGTACAGCGGAAACAACAAATATCCTAATGATCTTGTTAAAGTTGACGGGTCTGAAGTGACTATGTACCTTTTGAAGATGAATTCTTCTGCTTAGCCAAATGCAAACGAGCCTCAAGTTCTTGAGCAACAATATAATCAGTCGAAGCCAATCTAGCTAACCAGCCCAACATCAGACCTTTTTGTGCTGCCAATGTTTCTCCTTTTGTAGGGTACGCATAGCAATCCAAAAGTTCGTTTAAATCGTCTATCTTTTCTTGAAGTCGAGTTCTTGGGTTGATCATACTATTATTTACTGGCTTGACTGAATGGTAAACGTATGCTATAATTGAACTATGATAATCAGAAATTTGGACTTATAAAGTGAATATCTCAAGCGCAGAACAAAGTGTTGTAAAGTACAATTTAGAACAATATCGTTTGGATCAAATTCGTATAGAAAAACAACGAACTGAAGACTATGCTAAAAAGGTTGAAGAACGTAGAGTTGATCAAATCATAGCAGAACGAGTAGCCAGAAATCTTCGTTTAGATTTGGACAAGGGTAGAAATATAGATATTGAATGTTAGGAGGCAAATATGCCATGGATCGAAAATGTAAGTCTAGGTGATATACCTAAAGGTCGTCATCACAATGCCGGGGAAAATTCCATGCTGATCCAAATTGTAGATCCAGCTATGGAGTTCCCTACACCTATGCATAAGTTTAAAGAAGTTCATCAGTTTGAGTTTCTTGACCTTGAACGTGATGACAAGTGGGGCGAAGAATTCAAAGTAACTGATGAGCAGGCTGCAGAGTTAGTTCGCCTACTGCAACATGCTCTTGAAAAGAGAATGAACGTGGTTGTTCATTGTGTAGCAGGTGTTTGCCGAAGTGGCGCTGTCTGCGAAGTTGGTGTAATGATGGGCTTCGACGACTGTGAAGTATTCCGTAGCCCTAACTTAATGGTCAAACACAAGATGATGAAAGTTTTGGGGTGGACCTATGACGAACAAGAACCGCACACTATTAACGGTGTGCCGTTCGAGTATGACGAATTAAATAACAAGGTGTTTAAGGCACCGCCACAACGTGAAGAAGATTGGGAATAAAATGCCAAAATGCTATCAATTGGTCGGAGTACCTGGTTCGGGTAAAAGTACCTGGGCAGAATTTCAAGACTGGGCAATGACCTGTGCTCGAGTTAGTACGGACAAGTGGGTTGAAATCTACGCAAAAGAAGTAGGTAAAACTTATTCAGAAGTGTTTACAGATTTCATGCCCACTGCTGTAGAACTTATGGCTAAGGAAGTTGTTGCGGCTCGCGACGCAGGTCGTGATATTATCTGGGATCAGACTAGCACTACTGTGAAAAGTCGTGCTCGTAAGTTTAACATGTTACCAGACTATTACCATATTGCTGTGGTGTTTAAGACTCCTGAGCATACAGAACTTATGCGTCGATTGATGAGCCGGCCTGGCAAAGAGATTCCGGATCATGTCATTGCCAGTATGATTGCCAGTTGGGACGAACCAACTGAAGATGAAGGATTTAAGGAAATTTGGTACGTTAGTTGACTAATGCAAGTCACTGGCTGTATAATAAGGATTAATATGAAAACATGGATAACCAGTGACTTACATTTTGGGCACAAGAACATTATGAGCTTTTGCCCACAAACGCGAGCACGATTTAATAACGATGTCACCTACATGAACAATGCCATGGTGGAAGAATGGAATGCCCGAGTAGATCCAACAGACTTAGTCTATATTCTGGGCGATGTGGCGTTTATGAGTGGCAGTGATGCTGGGCGTATGATTAATCGATTGTACGGCACAAAGATTTTAGTCGAAGGCAATCACGACCGTAAGACATTAATGGACGCAACATTCCGTGGCGCTTTTGCAGAAGTACACAAGTATCTGGACATTACCTATGACGGACATAAGTGTGTGATGTTTCACTATCCTATCTTTGAATGGGATCAAATGCATCGCGGTGCATTGCACTTTCATGGTCACTTGCACGGTGGTACTACAGGCATGGAAAAATATCGCTGTATGGATGTAGGAATGGACTCAACTGGGGAAATTGTAATCTCAATGGACAGAGCAGTTCGTATGATTAAAGACAACGAAATTAAAAAGCATCACGTTTGATGTATTAAGGAATATAATGTTAGAAACTATTTGTGAAGTACTAGAAGACGCTTACAAGCGTAACTGGATTACCAGCCGTGATGGCAATGTAAGTATTCGTCATCACGACCGTGATCACTTTTATATCACACCCAGTGGTGTGCGTAAGCAAACACTACAGCCTGATCAATTTAAGAAGATCAGCATTGATTGTAGTATTCAAAGTGGCTTTGGTAGTGCTGCATTTAATTATAGCTGGCGTGATCTTCCTTACACCGACATCAGTAAAAATCTCAAACCCAGCGGAGAAATTCCCCTACACTTTGGGCTACAAAAGCGTATGGGCCAGCATTCTGGTGATGTTCGTGTAGTAGTTCATGTGCATCCTACTTACTGTATTGCAGCCATGCACGCCGGTATTGATCTAAGTACTATTAGTAATGCATTTCCTGAACTAAATCGTTATACAAAGGTAGCACCTAACGTAGGTGATGTAGCACCTATCAGTCAAGAGCTTGCAGATCAGTGTCACAAGAATCTACAGTTA